GGTTTTTAAATTTCGCAAACGTCAGAGAAAGACGGAATAACGAGCAAAATTATTGAAAGAAAGAGGTAAAAACATGGAAGCAACAGAAACCAAAACACAGTTACCAGATCAGCAGGTAAAGACGGATGCAAAACAGGTTCCGGAAGAATCTTCAAAGGAAAAGAATCAGGAAACTCCTAAAGCACCAAGCGTAGAGGAACTTATGGCACAACTTGCCGCGCAAAAAGCAGAAACTGAAAAATACAAAAATCAGTATAACAAGGCCAGTTCCGAAGCGGCAGAATCCAAGAAGCAGTTAAGGTCTAAGCAGACGGCAGAGGAAATCGAAGCAGCTGCAAAAGCAGAAGCAGAGAGAATCAAGGACGAAAAACTTGAAGCCATGAGCAAAGAACTTAATCACATTAAGGCTGTTGCTGCTTATAAGAATGTTTCTGAAAAATCAATTGAAACCTTAATTGAAGCGGTTTCTGAAAACGACCATGCAGCAATCGCAACCATTATTGAAAACGAAGTGAAAGCTGGAATCACGAACGCACAGGCAGAATGGATGAAGAGCAGACCGAGAGTAAATGCCGGGAAAACTGCTTATTCCGGAATGACTGCGGATCAGATCATGGCTATCGAGGATAGAAGCGAAAGAAGAAAAGCAATCGCTTTAAATCCGGAATTATTCACCTAAAACAGGAGGTTAGGAAATGGCAGCAGAAGAGAATTTAATTAAGAAAGAAGACCTTGCGAGAGCAAGAGAGATTGAATTTGTAAACCTTTTTGGATATTCCATTAAAAAGTTAATGGAAGCATTAGGGGTTACCAGAAAGATTCCGAAGGAAGCCGGGACTGTACTTAAGTCTTACAAGGCTACCGGAACATTGCAGGACGGAAATGTTGCAGAAGGTGAGATTATTCCGCTTTCTAAGTATAAGACCGAGCCTGTAAATTATGACGAAATTACATTAAAGAAGTGGAGAAAAGCCACTTCCGCAGAAGCAATTATTGAAAGAGGTTATGATCAGGCAGTCCAGATGACAATGGATAAAATGCTTCAAGATGTGCAAAAGGGAATCAGAAAGAATTTCTTTGATTTTCTTTCTACTGGAACCGGATCTTGTTCTGGAAAAACATTCCAGGCGGCTTTAGCGCAGGCTTGGGGACAGTTACAGGTATTGTTTGAGGATGATGAAATCGGCGCGGTTTATTTTATGAATCCGCTTGATGTAGCTGATTATCTTGCAACAGCGCAGATCACCATTCAGACTGCTTTTGGTATGACTTACGTTGAAAACTTCCTGAATCTCGGAACCGTTATTTTTAATGCTTCCGTACCAAAGGGAACTATCTACGCAACGGCAAAGGATAACATTGTCCTTTATTACATTCCTACCAATGGAGCAGATCTTGATGAGGTATTCTCCTTTACCAGTGATCCGACCGGATATATCGGAGTACATGAAAGTCCGGATTACGACAACATGACCGCAAAAGACACCGTAATTTCCGGTATTGTTTTGTTTGCAGAAAGAATTGACGGTATCGTTGTTTCTACAATTACCGGTGACAACACCCTTGGAACACTTACTGTAAACAGTGTTGCAGGAACAGCGGTTGGAGATACAAAAGTAACCGTAAGTCCGTCTCTTACAAGTGGAAATTCCTATAAGTACAAGGTTGCAGACACAGAGCAGGAAGTGACCTATGGAAAGAGCGTACAGGTATGGAGTGCTTGGAACGGAACCTCTGATATCACCGCAGAATCCGGAAAGGTAATTACGGTCGTTGAGTGCGACAGTGCTTACAAGGCAGTAAAAGCCGGTCACGCAACAGTAACATCTAAGCAGTCTTAAGGAGTAGATTATGTCAGCATACACAGTATTGGAACAGGTAAAGATCCGTTTAAAACAATTTCATATGGAAACGGTTGAAAGCGATGGCCTTACTTCCAGTACTGTGATGTTTGACCGTAAGGAAGATAATCCACTTTTGGAGCAGTTAATCAATCAAGCTACGGAAGATATCAAGAACAAAAGAAGATATCCAAGTGATTATACAAAAGAAGAAATCGAGGAAGACCTTAAGCGGTATGAATCCGTTCTTGTTAATGTTGTCGTTTATGACCGTATGAAGTTGGGGGGAGATTTCCAACAGTCAGACAGTGAGAATGGGAAATCGAGAACATGGGTTGACCGAAATACGTTATTCAAAGAGATATATCCGATAGCTAGGATTGTTTAGAAGATTGAGCGTTATGTTTTGCTGAAAACAGCAGAATGTAGCAGGGCGCATACTTTTAAGTGGCGGTGGGCAGTATGCAAAATAAACGAGAAGGGCGGTATATGATGTGACTATAGAGATTTCTACAGCAATCATTATCAGCGTTTTATCGCTTGGTTTTTCTGTATTTATGGGTTTGAAAAACAGCAAGAGAACAGATACAAAAGACATTGAAGAGAGGGTAAAAGAAAATACCCGTATCAATATGAAACTTGACGGTATCACCAGTAATACGGCAGAAATCAAAGCTGAACTTTCTGAAATGAGAAAAGAAATTAATTCTCACGATTCAAGGCTTGTAAAGATCGAAGAAAGCGTTAAGTCGGCGCATCACCGGATCGACGGAATTGAAAAGGTGGTTCGGTGTGAAAAAGAGGAATAGCAATGCTTGATATTAATAAGCAGAAAATGTTTTACTCGCTGATTGGCGGTAAAGTGCCGGTTTATGAACTGGACAAAGACGGAAAAGTTAAGACAGTTACTGTTGATGGTAAAGAAGTGCCGAAGACAACAGGGGAGTATCGGACAGGTTATGGAAAGCCTGTCTGTTTTTATGCCAATATCAGCAATGCACTTGATGAAGCACTGGCTAAGTCGTTTGGTATTGATGATTCAACCAACTATGTACAGATTTGCGCAGAAAAGAATGAATTGCCATTGACCGTAGGAACCGTAATTTGGAAAAGATCGGCGGTAGCCTATGAAGATGTCAACCAAACGATTGTAGACTCTCTATCAGCCGATTACACGGTTAAGGGCGTAGCTGATGAAGGACTTACCGTTGATCTGTTCTTATTGCAGAGAAATGTAAAGTAGGTAACCATATGGAATCTATAAAAGTAAATATTCTTGGAACGGAATACACGATTGAAACCCATAAGATTTCAGAAGATCCTTTTATGAAAAAAAGTAACATTGAAGGTTGGTGCGGAGAAGATGCAAAACTCATTGCAATAGCAGACCTTGATGAAAAAGAATTTTATGAAGATATGACAGAAGAAGAAAAGATTAATAGAAGAAAAAACATTCTTCGACATGAAATTACTCATGCTTTTCTTAATGAAAGCGGATTATCTGCTTGTGCTTCTGTTCCTATTGGACCGTGGGCGAAAAATGAAGAAATGGTGGATTGGATTGCCATTCAATCACCTAAAATTTTCAAAGTTTTTCAGGAATTAGATATTTTGTAGGTAACCGCATGTCAAAGACAATCAACGTTAACATTTTATCGAAAAAATCCATACAGAACGCCATTAAAGAAATCCGTGATTATCAGAATGATTTTCACGGGAAGCTGAAAATTTTTGTTTCACGACTTGCAGATGCCGGAATTGAAGTGGCGCAGAACAACGTTGGAGGTTTTGGAAGGTACATTGTTTTTTCAAAAGAAGTTGATCCGGCAGAAACAGGGTGCACGGTTATTATTCATGCGAAAGAAACCGGAAAGATTATTAGCAGTTGGTTGACAAAAGAGGGAAGAAAAGATGCAGAAGTATCACCGCTGCTTATGGCAGAGTTTGGATCCGGTTTCGGTGCTGAAAATCCAAAAAACATTCAGGGAGTAGGACAAGGGACATTTCCGGATCAAACACATGCAAAAGATCCGGAAGGTTGGTATTGGAAAGATTTGGACGGAAATCTGCATCATTCCAGAGGAATAGAAGCCAGAATGCCAATGTACAAGGCAAGCCTTGAAATCATTGAGCAGTGCGGAAGAATTGCAAAGGAGGTATTTTCCAATGGTTAGGGAAGATAACTGGGCGTTTGAAATCGAATCGGAAATCTTTACAACCGTAAAAGCAAAAGCAATGCCGATTTTGCAAGAGCAATTTCCAGAGACAGATTTTTCAGAATCTTTTACGAATGTTAAGGGAAGTCTTGATAAAGCGGTTTTTCCGACAATTTACATTCACGAATTGCCGGGAGTGCAAAAGGGGCAGACACTTGATGCAGTTGGAATTGATGCAGTCCTTGAAAGTTTTCAAGTCGATGTCATCACAAATACAAGTCAAGGAGATACAAAAAAGATTCTCGGAATTATCTTGAACGTGTTTAGTATGCTTCGGTTTTCCGTAACGGCAATGCCGGAGTTTAACAACGAAAGTGAAAAGAAATTCCGATGTACTGGAAGAGTTCGGCGCCTAATCGGCGCAAGTGATTCTTTATAAAAACAGTAACAAAGAGCCAATAGGCTCTATTTTTTTATGCAAATTTAAGGAGGTACAGATATGGCAGTAGCTGGTTTAGCGTCACTCGGCATTAGACTGGGTTATGCAGTAGAAGCAACAAAAGATACGAAGCCGTCCGCATTTACTGGTCTTACCAGAATTAATACGATCGGTGGAATTACCATCGACCCGGAGACCATTGATGCGTCTGCATTGGAAGATCTGATTACACGTAACATTAAGGGACGTGCGGATACAGGCGGTTCATGGCCGGTAACCGTAAATATCACTGATGATACCATTACAGAATGGACTACACTGATTGCGGCTTATAAGGCATTGTCCGATGGAAAGCGTATGTGGTTTGAGGTTTATCACCCGGATCTCGAAAAAGCGTTTTTTGTTATTGCTCAGCCGCCGGAAGATATTCCAATGCCTGAAAGTTCTCAAAATGCTCTTTGGACGGTCGATATGAACCTTACCGTTGAAGAGTACAAGGGACTTGATACAAAGGTAGCAGTATCGGGGGAATAAGTAGTCAATCACGCTCCAAGAAAAGCAAAGCCGTTGTGATTGACGAAGAAGATACGGCAGACACAGACATTTATTGACAGAGTTTAGGGCGGTCTTCGGACTGCCCTTTTCCCTATAACTAGGGAGGGAAAAGTGAGGTAGAATATGAAAACATTTGAAATCAACGGGAAAAAGTACAAGTCAAAGGAATTTGACCTTAACATGATCTGCGATCTGGAAGACATGGGAATTTCCATGGAAGATGCAGAAAAGAAACCTATGTCCATGGTACGTGCATATTTTGGACTTTGCGCCGGATTTAACAAGGAAAAAGCTGGAAAAGAGATTCAGGCACACATGATTTCCGGTGGTAAGTTTGACGGAATCATGGAAGCTATGGGGGATGAAATGAATAACTCCGATTTTTTTCGAGCTCTCTCGGAGAAGAAGAAAGAGGAAAATCCAGAGGGAGAAGCAGCGGAGAAGCCGGAGAAATAACAAGAAAACAGTACAGTTCGTTCCGGGAACTGTTTTTAGACCTGTGGTATCCGGAGTTGTACCCAATGGGAATAACACTGGAACAATTTTGGAGTTTAAACCCACGGAAAATAAAGGCAATTCTTAAGGGGCATAACAATTTGCTTAAGGAAAGAGATCGTGAGAATTGGATTAACGGTCAATATATGATATCTGCCATTGCTACGGCATTTAACAGCAAGGCAAAGTATATTGAAGAGCCGCTTCTCGAAAAGGCTGAAAGGGAAAACAAACCATTTAGCCATGAAGAGCAAATGGAAAAGGTTAAGAGGGTATTCCAGTCCTTGCAGATTATGCAAAGCAACTTTGAGTTGTCAAAGATGAAAAAAGAAAATGAGGGCGGTGTGGTGTCATAGCTACGCCGTCTATTTTGCGAGGTGAGATTATGGCAGAAATTGATGATTTAACCGTGAAAGTCAATGCCGATGCGAAACAAGCGGATAGTGCACTAGAAAAACTGGTATCTCAATTAGAAACAGTCAACAGCGCACTTGGCAAGATCATGTCTGGAAATGCTTTTTCAAATATGGAAGAGAGTGCAAAAGCGGCATCTGCATCTATGCAAGGTATATCTACCTCTACAAAGCGTGTATCAGACGAAATAGGCTCTCAAATGAAAAAGGCAAGCAATTCTATTAAGGGAGTTGAAACGCCCGTAAAAGAGACGTTTAAGAGCATTGAGGACGTTATTGCCAAGCTTGGACAGAAGTCTATTGATATAAAGCCACAAATTGACACTGCCAATCTTGCCGGAGAACAGAAGAAATACACTGAACAGTTAAAAAATATGCAGAATGGCATCAATCGTGTTTTAAATTCTGCGCATCCAGAAAAGAAAATTGGTACTTTGGATTCTCTTGTTGTAAGGTTGAACGAAGCAAAGAACGCATTGAAGGAAATCGAAAAACTGCAAGGTTCTGTATCAACTTCTACTTCTGAAATGCCAGAAGTTAAATGGTATTGGGAAGACAAAAGAGATCCTAAGGATATTATAGAAGAGTACAAGTCAGATCTTGATAATTGGAAGCAGTACTTAGAGAACTTCAATCAGGGAAATTACAAAGCGCCTACATCGCACATGGTAGAAGCAATAGGAAAATCTATTGAAGAACTTAAGTCTAAATTTCCAGAAGCAAAGGAAACCATTGCTGAATATGAAAAATTATTTGAAGATTTCTCTGCCGTTGCAGTTCCTAGTAAAGTTTCAAGCAATGCACAAATTAAAAATCCGTTAGAAAATACAGAAAAAGAAATTGATAGATTTAAAAAGGCTCTTGACTCCGTTGAACCATTAGAATTTAGCGGAAATTTTTATGAAATGGAAAAGTGGGTTAGCGATCTAAATACAAAATTAGATTTACTCATTGGAAAAAGAGAAAAACTGACGGATTTAGGTGCAAACATGGACACGCAAAGAATCCAGTCCATGACCTACGATATTGAACAACTCATAAAAACCATAGATAAATATGGAGTTCAAGTTGAAAAAGCAAGGCAAGCCGGAGAGTTAGAAATAGTAACACCCTCCCTAGATGCTTCGTTTTTAGAATCAGAAAGAAAAGCACAAAAATCTGCGAATACCATTGCCGAAATATTTAAGAATAGCAAAATTATTGTTCCAACAGAAGGATTTAAGGAAGTACAAAAAGAAATTGAAAAGGTAGAAAAAAGATTTAATGAAGTAGCGGCAAGTATAAAGAATAAATCCAGATCAGTAGAATTTTATGGCGCAACAGGAGATTTTAAAAGAAAGCAAGCAGAAATAGTTGCTCTTGGAAATGAATATCAGAGATTAATCAATAAGCAGAAAGAAATGGCTATTCTGCGATTTGATTCTAAGGGATTTACGGACGGTCTTACAAAACTGCAAGGATTTGTCTCTAAGACCTCAAATACACTTGGAAGAATCAATAAGAGAATTAATGAGTTCGGAAGAAAACTACTATCCCTTGTAGCACCGACACAAAAAGCAAGAGCAGCACTTAAGGGATTAGACGTTACCAACATCGGACTTGCAAATAGTTTACTCCGCACAACCAAAATGCTAAAGCTGATGATCGTAAGAATGGCTTTGCGTGGTGTGATTGACGGAGTAAAAACCGGAATGCAGAACCTGGCAATGTATTCGGACGAAACGAATGCAAGTCTTTCTCTGCTGATGAACAGCCTTAATCAGCTTAAAAATTCCTTTGCGGCGGCAGTAGCACCTATTTTAAATGCCTTTGCACCGGCATTAGATAAGATTATTCAGTTATGCATTAAAGCCGTAAATGCCATTAATCAAGTGATTTCCGCATTACTTGGAAATGGTACTTTTATTCGTGCTAAAAAACTGACAGACAGTTACAGAGATTCTATCAGTGGCGCATCAAGCGCGGCAGAAGAACTTAATAAGCAGTTACAGGGATTTGATAAATTAAATAATCTTACCACTTCAAAAAGCGGCGGTGGAGCCGGTTCTACAACAACGAATCCGGAAGATATGTTTGAAACTGTCAACATTGAAGATAAGTGGAAAGATTTGGCAGATAAAATCAAGAATATCTTAAGCAAAATTTTTGATCCACTGAAAGAAGCGTGGAAACGTGCCGGAGATTTTGTAATGAAATCTTGGAAGTTTGCACTTCAAGAAGTATGGAAACTAATTAAAAGCATTGCAAAAGATTTTCTTGAGGTATGGAATGAAGAAGAGACCATACAGGTTCTTGAAAATATACTTCTGATTATTGGAGATATTGGTTTAACAATCGGATATCTTGCACAAGGATTTCGTGAAGCGTGGGAAGAAAACGACACCGGACTTCATATTTTGCAGAATATCCGAGACATTATCGGAGTAATCGTTGAGAACATTCTTCATGCGGCTGACGCAACGGTTGAATGGGCAAAAAACCTTGATTTTTCACCGTTACTTACAAAGATCGAGGAATGGACGGCATCATTAGTTACTGTATTCGATAATTTGTCCGGAATTGTTACTGATTTTTATGAAAAAGTTTTACTTCCACTTGCAAAATGGACGCTAGAAAAAGGTCTTCCTGACTTGCTACAAGTGTTTATTGATTTCAACGAAAAAGTTGACTGGGAGAAACTTCGTAATAATTTAAAGACTTTGTGGGAACACATAGAGCCGTTTGAGGAAACAATCGGAGAGGGATTGATTATTTTTGTAAGAGATATATCAGATGCTCTTGCAAACTTTATAAATAGTCAAGAATTTGAGGATTTTCTGACAAAAATTGAAGAGTGGATGGACAACGTTTCTGCAGAGGATGTGGCAAATACCTTGAAAGATATAGCCGCCGGAATTATCGTCTTAAAAGTTGCAACAGCAACATTTAGCACATTATCACCGGCTATTGAGGTTATCAAGTCACTGGTAAACGTTCTAAGCGGAATCAAAATGGCAAAAGCCTTAAAGAATCTTGCTAAGTTGGGCGGGGGCGGTGCAACTGCATCGGCATCTACCGGAGGTGTGCTTAGTAGTCTTGGTGGACTTAAGGGTTTGCTTTTTGGAGACCTTGGAACTATTTTCGGTGCCGGAACAGCAACAGAAATTGCAGCCACAATTGGAGTCGGTCTTGTCGGTGCACTAGGAGCATGGTTTGCCGGAAACTGGACAGGAAAACAGTTGGGAGCATTGCTTTTCCCGGACATGAAAGAAGAGTATCTAAACTTCCATTGGCTTGGTGAAGGTGGATTTTTCGACCAGTTATTTGATAAGGAAGATTTTGCATCGTTTGACAGCATCAAGGATAAATTCAAAGAATTATCCGATGCGTGGGATATGATGAAATCCGATTTTGCAGACAATCCTTTGATTGCTTCATTCACGACATTTATAGATTCAACGGGAAATAGTCAAAACCACTTAGGTAATTTAGTTGAAAAAATAAAAGAAGTACCGGAAGCGTGGGAAACAACCAAAACAAAGTTTTTGGAAATTGTGGATTCTGTAAAAGCAAAATGGGAAGAAATCAAGACGGGATTTACAGACACCGTAGAAGAATGGAAGGAAAAGGCACTTGAACTAAAAGAAAATATCCAACAAAAGGTTACCGATTTTGTAGACGGAATCAAGGAAAAGTGGGAAAACATCAAGGCAGACTTTGATGAACTGAAAGAATCTATCGTACAAAAGTACGAAGATTTCAAAGAAAAGGTTGCAAACAAGTTAGATGAAATGAAGCAGTCATGGGATGATACGTGGTCTGCAATCGGAGAAGCCGTAGGCGGTACAGTAAAATCTATCATTGATGCAGTTACCAGTGCAATTTCGTGGATTCAGAGTTTGATTGGAAACATCAACGCAATTCCGCAAACGGTAAACATCGGCGTGAATATGGGTACGGAAATCGGAAAGAACGCCGCAAAAAAAGTCCGAGGTTATGCTTCCGGTGGATTTATCGAACCGGCAACGTACTTCAAAGCCGGAGAAAACGGTGTACCGGAAATCCTTGGAACGGTCGGCGGTAAGTCGGCAGTAGCCGGTGGACAGGAAATTACCGGAATTTCCAATGCAATTTACAGTACCGGACAGACCGAAGCACAACTTTTATCGACGGCGGTACAGTTTTTACAGATTATTGCACAAAAAGATTTCAGCATCAATTCTTCCGATGCGTTCAACGCAATTCGGGAAGAAGCGCATTCATACGAGAAGCGGACAGGAGATAAGGCATTCACTTAAAAAATGGGTGCCTTTTTCAATTATGGAGGTAAGCCAGTGAGTTATCAAGGATATATGTTTCAATTTGGCTCATACAAGTTTCCCAAAATGATTCGGGCAGATACTTACAAGATTACCCCGAATGCAAGACAGGATTTGGATTCATACCGTGACGCAAACGGAGAATTGCACCGGACGGCATTAGACCATACGGCTACAAGCGTCACATTTTCGATTCCGTTCCATACCGAAGCACAGCACGAAGAAATGATGGCTGCCATTCGTAGCAGCTACATAAACGAAAAAGAGCGTGACGCACAGTGTTCTTATTACGATCCGGAGACTTGCACCTATAAGACCGGACATTTTTACATTGATTCCAACTGGAGTTTTCAAGTATATGGAACGTATGACGGAATCATGTATCAGGAATGCGAAGTTAGTTTTGTTGAGTATTAATCATAGAGGGAAAAGGCATGAACGTATCAGATGCAACCAAAAATGAATACAGGAGTTCCAGTGTTCACAAGAACCTAACTATTAAATTTCCGGAAATTGGACTCACGATTGATAACACAAAAATTTATCAAGAAAGTATGAAACTCAAAGAGTCCATTCTGGAAAAGAATAACATTGAGTTTGTCGGTTGCATCGCCAGTTCCTTTTCCGTCCAGATTCAAGGACTTAAGGAAGATGTTAAGGGAAAAAAAATTGAAGCATCTATTACCACGGACGGAAGCACCGATGAACCGATACCGTTATTTCACGGCATCGTAGACAGTGCCGTATTGCAAGACAACCGATTAAGCAAGACCATAACGGCATATGACATTCTTTATACCAAAGGAAATACAGAGGTTTCCGGTTGGTACAATTCTCTGACATTTCCTATCACCATAAAGCAGTTTCGGGATTCCTTGTTTTCCTATCTTGGGATCACACAGGACGAAACATCACTTGTCAACGATGAAATTTCCATAAGCAAGCAGTACGACCCAAAGACGCTTAAGGCTTTGAATGTGATTAAGGCTATCTGCCAGATAAACGGAGTTTTTGGCATTATCAACCGTGACGGTTTATTTGAATACCGGACAACGCAAAGCGGTCTTTATCCGTCTGGAAACCTTTATCCGTCCGATGATTTGTACCCGTTTTCCGGTGACGAAACGGAACTTACCGAGGAAGAAGTTGCGGAAGCAATGCAGTATTACAAGAAAATCCGGTACGAGGAATTTAAGGTAAAGCCGGTTGACAAAATCACCATTAGGCAGAATGAGAACGATGCCGGAGTGACTTATGGAAGCGGCACAAACAACTACATTATTCAAGGAAATATGTTCACTTACGGACTTTCCAATGAAACGCTTTTGCAAATGGCGCAAAGCATTTATCCGTATGTCGAGGGTTATTCCTACTATCCGTTTCAGGCATCGAACATGGGATTGCCGTTTGTGGAGTGCGGTGTTGATATTTTGTCTTACAAGGTGCGCAATCTTGATACTGGAGAAACGGAAAAGAAATATTACAATGTGTTCAGCCGTGAATTGACCGGAATACAGGCGTTGAGCGACAGTTATACGGCAAAGGGCGAAGAGTACCAAAGTGAGTTTATCACGGATTTGCAGACCTCTATTGATGTTATCAAGCAACAAGACCAACAGTATCAGCAGACCTTTAATGACTTTGATTCAAGAATTTCTGAATTGGAAGCCGGAGGTGGCGGTGGTGGCGGTGGAATCAATATAGTTTCCGTGGCATCGTTACCGGCTAATCCCGATACAAATACGGTTTATTTGATTCAAGGAATTGTGGTGGTGGAATAATGGGAAAACAGAGTTCAAGGATTTATTTTCAAGGAAAAGACCATAAGGATATTTGGTTTCAAGGAAATTACCACAATTCTATGTATATTGGAAGTCAACTGGTGTGGAAAAAAATAATTGAAAAATATTGTGTAATTTCCGGAATGATATGCAATCTAATAAACGGGGAAAAAATAAATCCAAACGGAAGATTTTACGTGAAGAAAAGCACTCCCAATTTTTCTATTGGAGAATATCGTGACGATGAAGGAAATAAATATCTAGCAATAACAAAAGATCTTCTTTACTGGAAAAGAATAAGTGAAGTAGATGCTTCAAAAACATATTATATTTCGGCAACAGAAGAAGGTTTTTTTATATATTTAGTCGGAGAAGGAATTTATTATTTAAAAATCATAAAAGATTTGAAGTATTCAATATCTAAAATAAGATCAACTATTTCCGGTTCATATGTTTCTCATAATCTATACGGAATATCAGATTATTTTTATTATATAACATTGCAATATGTAGATAGCAAACTAACCTATATTCTTTATAAAGTTTCTCAAAGTGGAAATACAGAATCCGGGAATCTTGGTGGATACTTTGCAAACACATACGCACAGAATACTGAATATTCAAAAATAGCAGTTGTAAGCGAAATAATTTACATTGTTGCAGATGGATCTTTAACAAGCGCGACAAATAAAGGTACTCGTATTTTAAAAATACGTGATATGGATTTAGATAGCGTTTACACGGAATTGTTTATTGGAGAAAATAATTCGTATTTTGATGATTATGGAAGTGTGGAAGTTGTTTATGACGGATATCAAGTGGCTTATTTGGTGACGAACAAAGGTGGAAATAATTATGTCGGAGGTTATAGTTACAAATATAAATATGCAAAAATGCGATATTACGTTATAAATCCGATAGGAACACTTGGACTTGCAAAAGAGATTACAAACAGGGAAAATCTTGTAATTCCATTAAAGATAGGAACGTTGAACAGGGAACTTGTTATTAGTTTTACGGAAAATGGAGAACAAGGAGAAGATCAAGATTATGTTAATTGTAAAGATTTGAGGTGGGATAGTTCAGAAGATGAAAAGTTAGCCGGATTTCCCTCTACTTCTTTGATGATGAGTTCGGGAGCAAGAAATCAACAATGTTTAATTCCAAAATGGACAAGTGGGAAAACAGTTATTTATATAGACAATTTATTTTGGGAAGATAGCGAAAACAACTTTGCTATTCAATACGACTAGAAAGGTGGTAGAACATGGCATACGTAAAGCAAACGTGGACTGACAGACCGTCAAAGACAACGCCGATTAATGCGGCACGGCTTAACCACATGGAAGAGGGGATTTTCGCCACTAGCGAGAAGTTCAATGAAGATGGTATCAACTTCGGACGAAAAGCAGATACGACAGCCGGACGAAGAAGCACGGCAGAAGGATATAATACAACCGCTTCTGATACATACGCTCATGCCGAAGGGTATCAATCCGTGGCAAGTAACATTTCAAGCCATGCCGAAGGGTACGACACCGAAGCAAGCGGGTATTATACCCATGCCGAAGGCTACGGAACAAAAGCTACAGATCAAGGCGCACATGCCGAAGGATATTCAACAGAAGCATCCGGTTCGGACGGATCCCACGCAGAGGGTTACCAGACAAAAGCAAGTGGTTCAAACGCTCATGCCGAAGGAAGAGAGACGGTTGCTTCCGGCACATATTCCCACGCAGAAGGATATCAGTCTAAGGCGACAAAAGGCGCCGCACACGCAGAAGGTCAAAAAACAACAGCATCTGCTTACTATTCCCATGCAGAGGGCGAAGAAACCGTGGCATCCGGCTATGACTCCCATGCAGAAGGTCGTGGTGTTATTGCTAACGGCGAGTACCAGCACGCACAGGGTAAATACAACGTTGAAGACACCAAAAACCAATACGCACATATTGTAGGCGGTGGAATAAGCGAAGATAGCCGAAAGAATATCCATACACTTGATTGGAACGGAAATGCGGTGTTTTCCGGAGACGTGACAAATGGTGACGGCGTGTCCATGAATCAGTTAAAAAGTCAGATCGAAAGCAGTGGAAGTGACCTATATACAAGCACCGGAATTAATATCGGAAGAAAAGGTGGAACAACAGCCGGAAGTCGAAGCAGTGCGTTGGGTGCTGAAAACGAAGCGTCTGGAAGCTGTTCATATGTAGAAGGGAATAATTGCGTTTCGTCATATCAGAACACACACGCAGAAGGATATTCAACAAAAGCCACGGGAAACAATGCACATTCCGAGGGGAGCGGAACAGAAGCGTCTGGAGAGCACTCTCACGCAGAAGGAACAAACACAAAAGCCAAAGGGTATGCTTCCCATGCGGAAGGAATTGAAACAATTGCAAACGGAAGCGGACAGCATGTAGGTGGAAGATACAATGTCGAAGATACTCAAGGACAGTATCTTTTCATTATCGGAAACGGAACAAGCGACACGGAAAGAAAAAATGCAATGACGCTTGATTCAAGTGGAAACGCTACGGTTAGCGGAAATATGATATGCAACTATACAGACGGTTCGCAAATATCAATGGTAGGCATGAAAGCGCAAATGGACGGACAATACAACGGTCTTTCTTCTAGCTTATCTTCACTTAGTCAGGCGCTAACGGCGCTTACAGAAAGAGTAGCGGCATTAGAAGGAAATACAGAAACCACATCATAAAAGGTAGGTGATAGATTATGAAACGAGGTACAACGCCAACACTTGAAATTGCGGTAGACGGAGTAAAAGTCGCAGATTTGTCAAATATCTATGTCACGTTCAAACAGGATGATTTGATAATTACAAAGTCCGGCGAGGACATACAAGTGAATGAAGATGATAATTCGTTAGGAGTTTCTTTAAGCCAAAAGGAAACTCTTTTTTTTCGCCCAGGATTCGTTTACTTGCAGATGCGTGCGGTTACAAGTGGTGGAAATGCCATTGCGACAGATGTTCAGAAAATGGATGCATTGGAAATCTTGCAAGAGGGGGTAATTGACTTATGAGTTGTGGGTGTGGAATCAAACTGACGGTTTCTGAAAAATTTCAAGAAGTAATTGGAACAGAAACCTACAAAGGGGATTACACCGTTATTCCCAAAGTGGAAGAACAAGTAATGGAGACAAAAAACAAAACCATGACCGACAATGTGAAAGTTTTGAAAATCCCTTATAGTGAGGTAGATAACTTGTCTGGCGGTCAAACAATTACCATAGGAGGTTAAGAACATGGCAGTTAACAAAGTAGTTTACGGCGAAGAGGTACTTATTGATTTGACAGGAGATTCCGTTACAGAAGATACCCTTGCAAAAGGCATTACGGCGCATGACAAGTCCGGAGCGGTTATTACTGGTACAAGTACAAAGGATGTGGACTCCACCGATGCAACGGCGGCAGTAGCAGAAATTCTTCTTGGAAAAACCGCATACGCAAGAGGTCAGAAGCTAACGGGTACAATGCCGAACAATGGAGCGGTTACGGGAGAAATCACGGACAAAGATACGGATTACACAGTTCCTCTTGGTTTCCATGACGGATCCGGAAAAGTGGGAATTGCAACAGCAGAAAAAGCAAAGATTATTGCCGGAAACATTAAGCAAGGCGTAACCCTTCTTGGAGTTGAAGGTACATATTCCGGTGAGGGGGTAAATTTACAAGCTAAAACAGTTACTCCGTCAAAAACTGCACAGACGGTACAGGCAGATGCCGGATATGATGCCTTATCTTCTGTTACTGTAAATGCAATTCCTTACACGGAAACAGCTAATGCCGCCGGAGGAAAGACGGCAACAATCGGTTAAAGGAGCAATGGATTATGGCAATTAATAAAGTGGAATATAGCGGAAATACATTAATTGACTTGACTTCTGACAGCGTGACACCGGAATCTTTGCTTTCCGGTGTCACTGCGCATGATGCGTCAGGAAATTTGATTACAGGAGAACTTAATCCGCAAAAAATATTTGATAATGCCGGATATCACAACAGTATTTTTCGCGGAAAGAACTTGGGAACGTCTGTCACGGAAGAACAATACGAAGCTATTTCTTCCGGAGAGTTCACAGATTTATTTGTTGGCGATTACTGGACTTTGAATAACGTAGTTTACCGTATCGTCGGCTTTGACCTGTTTTTACATACAGGAGATACAGAACTTACAACGCATCACGTTGTTATTGTTCCTGATAAAAATATGTACAGTCACGCGATGAACGATACAAATGTGACTACAGGTGGTTATTATAACAGCAAAATGAAACAAAGTGGTCTGACACAGGCTCTGACTACGGTAAAGGCGGCATTTGGTGAAAGTCACATAGTAAAAAGAAGAGTAATTTTGACGAATGCCATAAGTGGAGATAATCCATCCGGATGGGCGTGGTACGATACCTACATTGACCTTATGACAGAACGGCAGGTATATGGATCTCCTGCATGGGGACAGGCGGCACATAATGGATATGATGCCGGATGTGAGTATTCAAGACTCCCATTGTTTACACTTGCACCGGAATTTATCACAAATAGAGCATGGTATTGGCTGCGAGATATCCGGTCGTCGTCTGACTTCGCCGATGTCGGCGGCCTTGGCGGTGCCAACGCCGCCGGCGCGTCCGGCTCCGGCGGAGTTCGCCCGCTTTTTTTAATCTCTTAATCGTCAATCGCCGCCCCGTGTGGGCGGAGTTGACGGAGAAAGGAACATATATGTCAGAAATACCAAAGTCAAGAAGAAAAGAATCAAAATTAGAAGTAATCCACAAAGCATATAGACTACGTTCAAGAATAACAAATGAGCTAATATGCAGTTTCGGATATTCTCAAAAGAAATATGAAGCACATTTAAACAAGGCGGTAAGACATATTCGGGATGAAACAGAACGTAAGGAGAAGAAAGAAGTTTTACGCAAAATGGAAGAAAACTTTGATTTCTGGATTATTGAAAAAGAAAGAGATGATATCCTGCATTACACAAAAGGGATCGTAAATCATCTTATATCTGCAAACACGATATATCCGGTCAACGTACCGGAATATGAAGAGCGAAGACTGGAAATGGACAGGGCATTAGTGTGTTGCACGTGTCTTCAACAGGAATTGCAGTACATTGCAGAAGTTCTTCCGTCCGACAAGAATAAATACATGAACATAGTGCTTGAAATTCAAACGATTCGAGAAATGATAAAGGGACTTCGACAATCTGACAACAGATTTTTAAGAGAAAATAAGAAGTATGTTAGGGTAACCTTTGTATCCAGTCGTCGTCTAACTTCGCCAATGTCAACAACAATGGCAATGCCAACAACAACGACGCGTCCAACTCCAACGGAGTTCGCCCGATTTCACAACTACCTACTTGACATAGATTCTACTGGTAGCAATGGGAAAGGAAAGGTTATCCATTCAGTGGAAACTGATAAAAGAAAATTCCGATATACTAAGTTACGACAAGGTATTAGAAACGGGGTTAAATATGAATCCATTAATAGATGCGAATAGTTTATATGACGCCGGAACACTTGCAATAAAAAGCAGCAGCTTCAAGTACAAAACACAATTATTTGAAATGAACCATCTTTTGGAAACTGCATTATTGCAGAGAGAATTGCAAGAAGGAACGTATAAGCCGGAAAAAGGAACAAAGTTTCTGATCCATGAAAGAGGAAAAATCAGATACATCACAAGCAACACGATGAGGGATAAAACGGTTAACCATGTGTTGTGTGATGAAATCGTCATACCATCCATAGAAAAGTACTTGATTTACGACAACAGCGCTTCGCAGAAAGGCAAGGGAACTTCTTTTGCCAGAAAGAGACTGGAAGAACACTTGCACAGTTATTATAGAAAATATGGAACTAATGACGGCTATATCTTGTTGATGGATTTTTCTGGTTATTATGCAAATATTCCACACGATAAATGCAAGGACATTCTGTATAGAATGGTTTTCCGAGACGGACTTGAAGAAGAACCGACCAAAACAGTAATTGAAAATATTTTTAAATCCTACGAAATGGATGTTTCCTATATGTCTGATGAAGAAATAAAAGTCTTGTATAGCACAAAGGTAGATCCTGTAATGAACCAAAACGTTCCGAAAGAATTGCTTACAGAACAAAAGATGCTAAAGAAAGGAGCGGACATAGGAAATCAGCTTGCTCAAGCAATAGGAATTACTTTTCCTTATAAGATTGATAATTATGTGAAAATCGTAAGAGGGTGCAAATTTTACGCCAGATATACGGATGACAGCTATATTATTTCGAGCGATAGGGAATTTTTGTTTGATGTTTTGGACGGTATTAAAGAAATTGCGGATGAACATGGAATCATATTGAACAAAAAGAAAACGAGGATAGTAAAGATTTCCTCGTTTTTCAGATTTATGCAGATAGGATATTCCCTAACTGCCACAGGAAAAGTGATAAAGAAAATAAATCCTAAAAATGTGAGAAGGGAAAGGGTGAAGCTGAAAAAATATAAAAAGTTGTTAGATAATGGAAAAATGACATATGCAGACATAGAAAATTGCTTTAAGTCTTGGATATGTACATACTGGAAAATTATGTCGCACCAACAATTATACAATATGAACGCCCTGTATAAGGAGCTGTTTGGAAAGGGAATAAAATGGAAAACGAAAAATTCACGATTACATTGGTTGATGGAACACAGTTCACCGGACTTTCAATGAATGGTAACTGCTTCATTAGTAGTACGGAGATTGAGAAAGACAAACTTGCCGATGACAATCTTTTGACTGTCACAATTAACGAAGAAACGTATGAGAATATGACTTGCGACAATCTTTGGGAGGATAATGGAGAATGGTGGTTTATCTTGCGTGAAAAGACCACAGAGGAACTGAAAGAATTAGAACTGAATGCAAAGATTGAGTTCTTGATGGCGATGCAGGGGGTAATTGAATGAGCAAAAATTTTAAAAAAGTACAAATGTACTACAAGATGGGTATTTACAATAAGCAGATAGTTAAAATGCTCGTATGGAAGCTGATTACTTCCGACGAGTACGAATTAATCACCGGAGAAAAGTATGAATAATCCAGAAGAAAAATTTACAAGATCTGATGTGGAAATAGCGATAGAAGAAGCCATTGACAGTTATACATTGCGCCTTATGGTTGCGGATAGTAAAAAACCCGATCTGCTTATTCAATCGTACAAAAGATTGCATGAAGATGGAAAGATATTAAAGAAAGATCTTCTTGATCGTGTAATGTGGGAAATCATTACACAGGAAGAATACAATTACATAACCGGACAGGAGGTATAAGTATATGGAAGAATGCATTAAATTAATTGCTGTATTGGCAATCCTAGCGTTGGCAAACATTGTCGGCGGTGTGGTAAACAATGTTAAGTTAAAGAAGTTTTCTTTCAGCTGGAAAAAACTGCTGAATGGAGTGATTCAGTTTTTAGGAATTGGATTTATGTTTGTAGCGTTGGCATATTGCATAGAAACCATTCCAGAAATTGGAAATGCTCTGGGCGTACAACCCAAAACAATGATATTAGCTGCTATTACCATATATGCAAAGAAGATTTTCGAGCAGCTTAATGATTTTATCAATTTAAAGAAGGAAATAAAGGCAAATTCGGAAGAAGAAAAAGAAGAAGTAGACACAGAATATATGGATATGTGAGGTGGCAGATATGGAAGTAAAAGAGTTTATTGATAAAATTGCAGAAAAAACCATTGCATCTTGCAAGGATGTAAACCTGTTGCCGTCACCGTCCATTGCACAGGCAATTATAGAAAGTGCGCATGGGACCAGTCAGCTTGCGGTAGAAGCTAATGCGTTGTTTGGAATTAAGGCAGACAGTAGATGGAGTGGAAAAACGTATCAGAAATCCACAAAAGAATTTCAAAACGGACAGTATGTTGATGTTGTGGCAAAATTTCGAATGTATGATACATGGGAAGAGTCTATTGAAGATCACGCACAGTTTCTTATAAAAAACAAAAGGTATTCAAACCTTGTAGGAGTAACGGATTACAAGGAATACTGCAAGTTGATAAAGGAAGACGGATATGCTACTTCGCCTACATACATCCAAACACTTATTGATTGCATTGAAAAATACAACCTCACGCAGTATGATACCGATGAGGACCAGGAGGAAAAGCCGAAACAACCGAAAAAGATTCGGTCATTCAATGTTCATGCTGGGCATAACCCTAGCGGCAAAGTTGCTTGCGGTTCGGTGGGTTATCTGAACGAGTCCGATGAAAACCGGAATGTCTGCAATGGATTGATTGAAAAAATCAAGAACGCCGGACACGTAGTTTATAACTGCACCTGTGATGACGGTACAAGCCAAAAAGATGTATTGCAAAAGATTGTAGCAAAGTGCAATCAACATACGGTTGATCTTGATATTTCCGTTCACTTCAATGCCTTGTCAAAGGAATACATTTCAGACAGTAAGACAAAGGGCGTTGAGGTGTGGATTCATCCGAATAACAAGGGAAAAGAAGTTGAAAAAACTGCACAGGCAATTTGTGACAGCGTAGCCAAATTGGGATTTACAAACCGTGGCGTCAAGTATTCTGACGGTCTTTATGTTCTTAAGAACACAAAATCTCCGGCGATGCTGATTGAGTGTTGCTTTGTAGACGATGTAGACGATTTCCAGCTTTATGAATGTTCCAAAATGGTACAGGCTATTTATGACGGTCTTTCCATTGAAACAGTGGAAGATAAGGAAGAAAAGAAGTTGTACTATGTCATTGCCGGTGTATATTCTTCGGAAGAAAATGCAAAGGCATTTGCGGAATCACTTGCAAGCAAGGGTTACCTGATGAATGCAGACGGCAACCTCATCCGTGGAATTACAACGCAGATTAAAGAAATGTAAGAAAATGGGGATGTCATTACGGCATCCCCTTATTTTTATCTCACGCCTAAAGTCCCGTCAGAATTTAGAAATCCGACAATATATCCGATTTTATCATCAATGTCCCTATCTTTAAATACAAGGTTGCTATTGATAACGGAAATGTATTCCCATATTTTCTTCCCATTGACAATTCTATGAGTTTTCTGCACCAGATAAATATATCCGTCAAGGGTAACAATGCATAATTCATTGTCAAGTGCGTCACGGTCAGCAGAAATCAAGATAATTTCACCTTGCATAAAATGTGGCATATAATAGTTACACGGCATTTTCAAACCGCAGTAAACCTTATTTCTGATGGATTCGGGTAAGTCATTGATGCATAGGGTTTCCGTGACATTGGTTGTCATTAAGTGGCTGTCGAGATATTTGGGAGTAAAGACGGAAATGTATTTCTTCTTCCATTCAAGTTTCGAGTATATTTTCTGCTGATGCCGGATAAAATATCTCACCATGTACAAGGAATGTTCCGGAAGTGTTTTGCATATGGCAATAGATTCTTGCGTAACCGGGTTGATGCAATTTGCGCCAATCAAATCGTCAACACTGATTTTAAGAGCCTTTGCAATGGAAACGACCGTTGATAGCTGAATATCCTTTTTCCCCTTATCATAAAGGATATTATTTAGCGTTGCGGTAGATATTCCGGTAATTTCTGCAAACTCGCTTTGCGTCATATCCGGTTGCCCGGTATACAACATGATGTTGTTTCTCAAATTCTCAATACAATTTTCTGAATCATTTGAGAGTTTTGTCGATAAATAACGTATTCTTTCTTCTGTTAACATAGTTTTCCCCTTTCACAAACGTGTTAAGATGTAAGTGTCTTCCATGAAAGGAAGATACAAGTTCCGGTTTGAGGGCGGT